GGTAAGAGGGGAGTGCGGCTTAAGTATACCATCGGTTCGCCAAACCCTAACTCCATACTTACCTTTTTCTATAACGTGTTTACAGATAACGTTAATTTGTAAACGCCGGGCTTCTGTTGTAACAAACCTTTCGGTCAAAGCTCTATCAATACAGGGCACAAAAAACGAAGTACCAGGTTTAAACTTCTCCCACTGGATTAACAGGGGTAGATTCATTATCTTCAGCATTTAATAGCACAGTCTCGTTAAAGAAATCCAATTTAGTAGTATCAAAGCACAGGGCATTTACAGGGGCTTGTGTATTTGCCACCGTTCCCGCCGTCATACGTTTCTTTTTAGTACCCAGTAAAGAGTTGTTTTTGCGGTATTGCGCTAAGGATTCCTCAAAGTTCATAAAGTTTTTGGAGCAGTCATCACGGTAGCTTTTTACAACCACATAGAGCAGTTTAGTATCAGGCTCGTAGCGAGACACCAAAGCCCCCCTAGGCTCTCTAATTGGACCATGCTCTAAACCGTTACGTGCATCCCTGTTGCCATTAATAACTAAAATCTCATGGAAGTGGCGCTGTAAGAATCCACCCAAGTATTCATCGTTATCAAACATATACTCTCTGTTGCGATTGCGAGTTTCCTTAATCAGGTTTATAGAATAATCAAACACAGGCTTAACGGGAATATCGTGCAATCCTAAAGCTTGGGCAATCGTACCCCCTGTTATAGCAATCGTAGCCATAGCAGACCAGTAGCGCTCGGTGTTTTTAATATCTGCCGCTTTGTCCACACGCTCTTGCATCTTGTTCATAGTCTCAATAACCATAGGTAGCTGGCTTACTAAAGCTTGAGCATACGGCTCAATGGCATGACCATAGTTATTCATAAGTTTGCCAAAGTGTTGTTTAGACCATGTAGCATCTGCATCCTCTGCTTTAACTTGAATCTCCAAGATACGCATTAGTTCACCCTCAGGGAAACTTTTAATAGATAACAAGGAGTCAGTGATTGATCGGTTTGAAGAAGTAACTAAACCCAATGCCCATTTAGAATGGTTAAGCCGTTCTGCGTTCTCATGCTGTTTCATACGGTTTTTACCTTTACCCGAAGTAATGTCATAAACTTGATTTGACATTTGCTCTGCTGGCATATTAGTAATCTCGTCCATAGTGGCACAAAGACTTTGCATAGTTCCAAACCGTTGCATACGGAAGTTGTATGTATCTTTAGGCGACATCAAGAGTTCTTTTGGTCTTCCATATATCGAGTTAATTGCATGAAGTACCGTTGTCTTACCGCTTCCAGACTCTCGGCTAAGTAGGTTAAGCAAGAAACCATCAAGGTTAGTAAAACGCATAAGTAGAGAGCCAAAACCCATAAAGAAGGCAAAAGCACGGTTCTCCATACCTTCCCTGCCATACGAGTTAATAACATCTTTCCATACATGGAAGTCTCCCTTAGGTTGAAAGAACGGAACGATTGGTAGAGTTGGAGAAGATGGCGGACTATATGCTATTTCAGTTGCACGTATTTCCCTGTCGCCAATAATGATTGCTCCATCCCCTTCAATCCATCCAAATTGTTTGTGTGCCTTTTCGGCTTCAGTTGTTAATTGCAATTGTTCCACCCATTTTGTTACGTATCCCATTAACTCGTCTTGCTTTTTACCTAGCACGGCAAGCCCATGAGAAGCGATTGTGTCTCTAAATCTATCTTTAGCCATCACAGTAGCTAAAGGCATAATGAACTCTCTTACACCATCTTTTGGTAGGTGTAATCTAAACAACAAAGTCTCGCCGTGGTCGGGGTCTTGCATCCGTTTAACCACATAAAAATCATAGGGGTAGACAAGCGCATCTTCTTCCTCATCATCTTCTTTAGACTTTCTATGTACATAGATACCACCGCCTTTGCCACGGAAATATGGAAACGGATAAGAAGGTATTGTGAACGTCTTAAGTTCCTTGGTAATTGGCTCAATGTCCATTACCGTATTGTCTTCTTCAGTAGCCTCAATAATTTCTTTACCTAATTGGATAGGAGATGTAATCTTTAAAGTGCAACCTTCACAGGCGCTGGGGTTTAGCTTCTTAAAAGTCTCACAGGTATAAGGACCTTTTGTCTCGTTAGCTTTTCTATCGGTCTCCTCAGGGCTATACTCAGGATGCTTTTTAGATAGGTTATGAATGCCCAAATCTCTGTCTACACAATGCTGGGCAATACTTAATCCAGCCCTCCAAAGTGGTTCTTCTAAATCAGCTTGATTCTCATAGATATTGGCTAGTTGCTGGCAACCTTCGCCTTGCAACGACTTCATCATTATGGTCTTAAACCTAGCCTGACTACTACCCATTAGCGCTAGCGTAGTGGCATCCATAGGACGCTTGAACTCCGCCTTATCTAAGGCTTTTAAAATCTCTTCGGTAGGGGTTAAGATACCAGCTATGTCGTCTAATGCCACAGTTGGGGCAGTCATTAAAACTTCTACTTGAATAGGATTCTTGAAGTCTTTAAGGTGCATGGTGTTTGGCACACGCAAAATCCTAGCCGCATCGGTTGTTACAGAAGGGTCGGCATTAAAGTCATACTCTACACATAACTGCTTTAGACGCTCGGCAAAAGGCTTCCATTCAGCCCTAGAGATTTCCTTGTCTAGAACCCAGTAAACGTGCGCCCCACGACCCGATTTAACCACCATAGGCTTGGGTAGCCCCGTGCTTTTACAAAAGCTTTTAAGAGCCGTTAAACCAGCATTTATATCGGTATAGGGTTTACCCTCACCACAATCAACGTCTAGGAAAAAAGACTTTAAAGCTACCGCATTAGTCGCATATCGACCTTGGTCTGCAGATGTAAATTTTGCCAGTGCAAAGAAAGAATTGAAATTCTCATTAACTAATCTATCTGCTTCAGCACTGAGTTCTTCAATACTTCCTACAAACTTCTGTTCAATCAAATTCTTTTCAACTGCACTATTGCCCCAACTGCAATATTGTTCCCCTTCTTGTAGGGGTGGTAATACTAAAGATAGAAACTCTGTCCTCGAAAGCATAGCCGTCCTTGTTGTGCCGTTTTTTATTATTAAAGGATTGGGCAGGAGTGTTACGGCACACACTCTTTTCGGTAGCTAACCTAGCCCCCCTCGTTACCATTAACTTACTTTTGCAAGCAGTTTTGTCATTTTTTCGGCGTATTTGCCTGATACGATTGATTCACCCTTGAACCACGCATACACAGTCATTCTACTAACTTTAAAGTGTTCTGCGACATCTTGTACGGGTATATCCCTACTTAAACAAAACTTACCTAACTTGACCCCAAGTAATTTAGAGTCAGCGGACTTAATCTCATCCGCCATTGCTAGCGAATATCCTTTAGGCATTATGCATCGTCCCAATCACTAAGAATCTTAGAAATGTCTTTCTTTGGTGCAGGGGCTTCGTCTTTCTTAGCCACACGCTTGACTGGTTCGGCAACTACTTCTTCCTTCATAGCGGCAATTGTGGTTGCATTGGGGGCTGACAATTTAGGCTTTACACCGTCAGTATCAGACACAGTCATGGTAATAGCTTTGAGAGCCTTGTCAGATTTACCTTGAGTAATAGCCATCTCATGCTCATCAGAATCTAAAACACGTAATGGCTTGAAGGTAATCTTAGGTGTAGCGGCTTCTGTATCAAAACGCATCTCAGTTACCACCGCAGTAATAGGAACACCCTTGCTACCAATCATCTTGGCATAAGTTTGCAAAGGCCATTTTCCTGGCTCTCCAGCACCGAAGATAGAAGAAGCTGGCAACGTTAACTGCATTACTTCGCCTTCTAAATCATTAGCCAATACAACTGCTAAACGCTGACTAAAACGGCAAGCACGGGAATCGCCTTGTCCTGACCCTTTAGCATTTTGTGCGCAATCTACGCAACGGCTAGCTTGTGGAGCAGAAGCTTTAGCATCAGGAACTTCTCCGTCTGCTGACCAGCAATCAGGGGCTTTGGCTTCTCCACCTTCAGAGTATGTGCCAGCATAGAAAGTACGAGATACCTTAGGTGCGGCGGCTACAACTACTACGTTCATAGCACGGTCTTCGTTCTTAGCAACTTCTTTCCCGTTGACCATCATGCGCCATACACCGCCTTTGATGGAAATACGTTTCATTCCACCCGTGCCGCCACTACCCATCAGGGCTCTTGTAGTTGCGTCAAGTTCTACTTCTTTGAGATAGGATGGAAGACCGCTACCTAATACTGATAATTCATTACTCATAATTATTCCTTACCTTTTGTAATTACTACACTCATTGTTGTATCCGCATATAACCCTGGCGGATGTAGATCAGGGTTTTCCTCCAAAAACTGTTCCATGTTGGCATTGTGTAATCGTTGTTGCAGTAATGCAAACGCATCATGTTCTTTAACAAAATTAAACAGTTCGTGCCAATCACTAGTGTGGTAGTTCTTTTTGATTCGTTTAGAAATAGTTCCGTATTTGGTTCTTATTAAACTAGAACCTTGCTCTTTACATATTTCAAGAATTTCATTAGATATCAAGTTCAACTGTTCTTCTAACTCTTTATCTTCCTTGTAAATCTCTCGCCGTCTGTCACGAATTTTGACGTAAATTTTTACAAGCTTTTCAGCGTTTAATTCTTCACTCACTTCGCACTCCTTTCTTTTTATAACTACAACTACAGTATAAGGACACTACTATACAATGTCAAGTATCTTCCATAATATTTTTATAAAGATCAATTAATCTAGTATGAATGTCCACCTTCTCTGACAACATCTTATAAATCTTTTTCTCTACAGGAGAACCTTGCAAATGCACCACAGTACAAGGGTTGCGTTGACCCGCACGATGCACACGGGCATTGGCTTGGAGGTATGTTTCTATTGATGTAATCGGACCCCACCACACCACTACGTTAGCGGCATGAAGCGTTACTCCATGTGCGGCGGCTTGCGGTTGTATAACAAGAACCTGAGGGTTTTCTTCTGTCTGAAAAGAATTAAATATTTCTGTTCGTTTTGTTGCGGAAATACCACCATGTATCTTTTCTGCGGGTATACCCTTAGCTTTTAATTCGTCTGCAATGATTTCAATTGCGTGTCTGAATGGTGCAAATATAATTACTTTGTGGCTAGCTTCTTCAATAACTTCTAGTAGTGCTGACAATCTACCGCCCGCATCAAACGCAATGACTTCTCCAGTATCCGAGTAGACTGCTCCACATGAAAGCTGTAGCAATTTATTTAGGTTGGCGGCGGCATTAACTGTTGTAATACTTTCTCCAGCCGCTATGGTAAGCATATCCCGTTTAATTGCTTCGTAAAATTTTAACTGCTGGGCAGATAGTGGAGTCTCTCTGAATGTGTACGTCATGTCTGGTAAATCTAGACATTCCTCTTTGGTAAAACGTATTGCTGGTTGAAGCGCTTCATGGACGACATTTTGCGCATTGGTTTTTGGTATCCATTTAAACTGGGTAATTTTATTCATTACAAGGTCTCTAAACGCACCATAAAACTTAGGCACTCCGTCAGGGTTAATTATCTTTGCCAGTCCGTATGCATCTGTCGGTGATTGTGCGGCTGGAGTTCCTGTTAGCATCCATACCCATGTGGTTGGTTTGACTAGTTGCTTCAATGTTTTCCAGCGCTTAGTAGCTACATTCTTGTAGGCATTTGCCTCATCAATAACAATTAAATCAAATCCTGCCGCTTCAATTTCATCTCTAATTATCTCCACCCCATCGTAGTTAATAATTACAAACTCAGCATCGCTTTGAATCGCTTGTATCCGTTTATCTCTAGAGTAGCTATGGGCAATCGCACAAGTTCTATGCATTGCAAACCTAAACAAATCGCCTTCCCAAGCAGACTGCATAATGGATAGAGGGCAGAGCACCAACACACGCTTAATAGCGCCAATGTTAATTAAATAGTCGGCAGCCCAAATTACAGAAGAGGTTTTGCCCGTGCCTTGTTCGTTAAAACAAAAGGCTCTACGGTGCATGGTTAGAAAAGCCGATGTTGTTTTTTGGTGAGCAAAGGGTTTATATGCGCCAGTCCATTCATACTGGGCTTCGATTGGGGACGGTACGTTTTTTATACTTAAATTTTTTAATACTTGGGCTTCATCTAGCCCCCACTTCACTAGCACTTCGCCCGAATCTAAAATTTTAGACTTAGGAATAACCGTAGTTATCCGTTGTGGGTCTTTTAGTTTTAACAATAATGCTTTGTTATCAATGATTTGCACTCAAAACTCCAATGGGTTATCGCTCGAAAGTGGTCTTTCGATTTTTTATGTGACTCCTTACGGGAGTCAATCGGTTAGTTCACCCTCTATACGTTAACGTGAGGTATTACATACAGTCGAGCCCTAACTGGGGTAGTTCTTTATGCGCACTTGCCCCTACACGCATAAAATTATTATATCACTTTTTTCGTTCACGTTTACTAGTTTCTGAAACTAAATTCTTTTTGGCATCACGCTTGAATGAACGGTTTGTAGAAGCGCTTTCAATTCTATATCCGTCTTTGATTGAACCGCCCTTGTCCATAGCTTTTTTATGTGCTACGTCTTTCCCATCACCTTTGTGAACTTTGCCTTCTTTCAATAACTTACGGCGGATTTTATTACGCTCCACACGATTCTTAACTTGTTCGGGAGTATCTTCATACTCTGCGGCTTGCTTGTATTTACGATCTGCTTTATTTTTATATGGCATATTAAACCTATCTATAATTCGATTTACCGTTATGAACGCAGTCTTTAACAGCGCACCATTTACTGCAACTGAAGTTCGGTTTTGGATTCCAAACATCTAATTCTATCGCTTTTTCCAGCCTATTGGTATCCTCAATCCAGCGCATCCAGTAGACACCCTCTTTTTCAGCCTCATAATCAGCTTTTATAAGTTCGCTGGCTACTACAAAAAGTAAGCCCCCCTTAATTTTCTTGACTTGGGGGTAATGTTTGAACACCGCTAGGGATAGGATTTCCAATTGTTTTGTGTCGGCATACTTAGCAGATTTCCCTGTTTTGTAGTCTATTACGTAGGCACTATCATCTTTTAAAATAATAAGGTCAGCTACCCCTCTCCACCAAACATCTTTGTCAAAAAAGCCACAAGGCTCCAGGGCCCTGGTTAAACCTAAACGTTCTTCACAAAGATGTTTACCGTTGATCTTACTCAGTAGCTCAAGTGGCTCACGTATAAAAGCATACTTCTCAGGAATAGGTTTTCCATTTTTAATAAATTCTTCCGCCGCTTTGTGTACTTCTAGCCCATAATTCAAATGTTCGGTAGGTGGGTCAATTACATCTTTTTTTACCCTCATTCGGTAATACTTGTGTGGGCACAGTTTGAATAAATCTAAACTAGAATAAGACCATGTATATTTAGGCATTCTTTTTCATTTCTTTTAATTGAGTCCAATGGTGTGTAGGATACACATGATTATGCTTGGCATCGTAAACGTCATAAGCTAAAAAAGAAGGCACAAAAGGTTTGTCTTTCTCATGCGCCTCTAATATAGGCATAACTTCGTCTATTATTTCCTTCAAGGTAATATTTTTTAACATCTACCATCCATGTCAAAATCATCATCTTTAGACTTATCCATTAACTCTTGTTTTAGCCTATTTATCTCATGTTGTTGGGCATGAATCTGCTCCCTTAACATAACTTCTACATCTTCTTTATCATTTACCCACCCAGCAAACGGGATTGGTTCTCCTTTTGTCATTGTACCCACTCCTCTTCATCGTCCACATCAGCACTTTCAAGAATAATTTTTTTGGCACGTTCTAATAACCATATCATCAAAGCAGAATCCCCTGTGCTAGAAACAAATCGTTCTGCACCCATCTTAGTGTAACCAATCATTATGACGCATTCATACTCTCCTTTGTTGTTTTCAAGTATGGTATCGGGGTCTATATCGGCAGTAGTTCCGCCTGTAAAAGGTAGTATTTTATCGTTCATTTTTTACTTGCTTTCTTTTTCGCCATAGGCTTGGTTTTGGTTGCTGGCTTTTTTCTTTTAGCAATTTGATCGGCAGTGGCATATTCATCAATTGCTTGCTTAAGCATAGCGATAAGCCCCCATTGGACAAGGGTTTCAAGTCCTTGTTTGTCAAAGTTAACGATAGCGTCAGCCGAACCATCCTTGTTCTCCTTAGTAATTTTTACTGAAATATCCATGCGCTCCTCCTTAGTTTTTTACATACATTAAAACAACTATTGCTACAACAAGACCCGTTGCTATCTTGTAGAACATATCGCACCAATACTCAAAACGTAGTCTTTCGGGGTCGTTAATCAACCACTTCTGAATCTCAAGCATATCGGGGTCTTTTTCTACATATCTAGGTTTAAGCGGGTTCTCGTCATACCTAGAACCAATCAACACTTTGCCATTATTTAAAAAGTCAATCATTTAGTTTTCCTTACTCTCTTTTTAATTGCAACAATACCTTCTTCAGTTTCTTTATTACGGGCTTCTACCATAGCATCTGCCAGTTCATAAGACCTTCTAGCAATACAATCTTCGGGCATAAGTTCGGGATGTAATCCCCCTCTAACAATAACCCCCATCATTGCAAACATTGCAAAGCAATCCCTCAAATCTTGTTCGTTCACGTTGTCTCCCATCTCAAAGCCATCCATCCACCATCCGTTTCTTTTACATACGACATATCGGGTTGTTCTCCCACATATACGTCTATACGTTTTATTTCGGGGTCTATGTTTTTAAAACATTTAATAGTGCTACTCATATCGGGGTAGTTTAATTCGGGAGTGTGTAACTCTCCTATATATTTATCCACATTCACTACTATTTTTTCTACGTTACACATTACGTTCCATCTTCTCATCAACATTCTCCATAAGATTTACCCATACCCGACTCACAGTTCAAAGGCAAATCCTTAGCCCAATCAGGTCTCCAACGCATACAACTTTCCACATACTCTCTAGCCTTTTGTGCCTCATTCTCAGGTGCAATACAAGCCACCGCATCATGGACTGTTAACACCACCTGATATTTTTGGGATATCTTTAGCATCTGTTCGGCAATCACACATCGAGCAACGGCTTGGCATAGGTTCTCTACAACCTTTCCACCATAGATTTTAACTGCACCTTTACGGGTTTTATACTGATACTGAGTCTTGCCTTCGGGGTCTATAAACTTTTCTATCGTGTCATACTTTTGCCACAAGCCACTAGGTAATAAGAATCCTTTTTGTATTGGGTCAAACTCAACTGCGGCTACTACTCCAAAGTCTGCCCCTTGCCCTGTAATCATAGCCTCTATACATCTTTGTGCTTGTGTCCAAAGTTTAGGAATCTTTGCATATGTATGTCTATAAACACTTATGATACGGTTAGCTTCCCCTTCTTCAATATCCGTTCCAAATGTTTTGAGTTGTGTTTGGAATTTCTTAGCCCCCATGCCGTAGCCACATCCGAGAATTGTAGTTTTGCCAACAAACCTTTCCTCCGCAGTAATCTCGCTCTCGTTCTTTCCATATATAGCTGAAGCCATGATTTTGTATACATCTTCGCCTTTCTCAAAAGCATCTAACAAATCTTGTTGTCCTGATAACCAAGCCACCACCCTAGCCTCAATCTGCGAGGAGTCGCAATCAATAATTACATATCCATGAGGGGCTTGAATAGCTTTCTTTAACTTGTTGCCATTGACTCCACGACTAGGAAGGTTTTGCAAATTTATTTTGTCGTCTCCGCCCCATCTTCCTGTGTGAGCCGCATAGTATTTAATCGGAACTGGTAGTTTTCCTCGGCTTGCGATATCCATGAACCTTTGAGTGCGAGTTTCTTCAAGAGTTGTTTTGTTTCCGAGCCTTGCTGAGACGAGGACTTGGACTGTTGGGTCGGGATGTTCGAGCAAGGACTTGAACTCTTCATCTGTTTTGGCAAACGCATATGCTTCCTTTCCTGTTCTAGCAGATATTTTCATAGGGGGAACTACTCCCAGCTTCATTAGCAATTCAGCAAACTTTTGATTAGACATAAGGTCGGCTAACTCCACCCCCGCATCCTTTAAAAGATTGGCTTTGATGTTCTTCACCGTCTCTAAATGGTCTACAAGTAGGGACTCAT